TGTTTACAAAATACAACATCAATGATGGTGACACACCAGAAATCATAGCCTATAAAGCATATGGTTCGGCCGAACTTCATTGGGTTATTTTGGCTCTGAATGATATAATTGATCCACAGTATGATTTTCCACTAGACCAAAGAACACTTGCTAGATTTGTTGATTCAAAATATACAGCAAATGCCAACACAGTTATCGGTCAAACTGGATTGACTTGGGCTAAAACAAATATTCATTCTTATTATACAACAAGAACTAGCACAAATATATCTACTGGTGATTATAGTGAGGATGTGATTGAAATAGATGCAGCAACCTATGCCAATGCTGTTGCATCTACTACTACCATTACTGCCCCGAAAGGAATACAGTTTAAAGTGGATGTTGTTAAAAGTTCAAAAACTTATTATGATTATGAGATTGAATATAATGAAACTAAAAGAACCATTAGTCTTTTAAAACCAGAGTATATTGATGCTGTTAAAGATGAATTACAAAGAGTTATGGGTATAAGAGTATAACATGGCTGATATTGATGTATCAAAATCAAGTCAATTTAAAGTAAAGAAACTATCGATTGTTTCCAATGGAGGAACATTTGATATAACCGCACTTTTTGAAGAAATAAGTTTTTTCGATACCATACTTTTTCCTGCCGCATCAGGAAATATAGTGCTTGTTGATTCGAAGAATCTATCTTCAAAGATAGATTTTAAATCGTGTTTTTTGCGAGTGGTGATATCTAAGGGTGATGAATCCGATGGTCCAACTATTTTGAAAAAAACTTTTAGGATTTATAAACAATCAAACAGAATAATTAGAAATCAAACAACTGAAGCCTATGTGTTGAATTTTGTTTCTCAGGAGTTGATTGAATCTATAACATACAGTAAAGGTAATACTAAAATATCGTCAGCATTTCAAGGTCTATATAGTGATGTTGCTAAAATAATTATTAAAGATTATTTAAAAACTCCTTCCAATAAAATAGGAACTATTGAAGCAACAAAAGGTATTCATGAATTTATTATACCGAACCTAAGTCCTTTTGATGCTATGAATTGGTTAGCAAGAAGATCAATAACCAAAGATAATCTACCGAATTATATTTTTTTTGAGAATAGGTTAGGATTTAATTTTGTGTCTTTGACCAGTTTGTTAAGAGATAATCCTGTCGCAACAATAAATTTTGATGTGAAAAATATTGGAAAACCTGAAAATGAATTATTCGGCGCAAGAAATGCTACAATTGTATCTCAGTATAATCTAATCAAAGCTATTAAAGATGGAATGTATTCAGGTGTTCATGTTTCATACGACCCATTGACACAATCGTATAACGAAACAAAATTTGATATGAGTAAAATTATTGATAATTCGAATTCAAATGAAAATTTGAATGTAACCACTCTACCAAATAGACACGGTTTAACAGTTGACCAATCAAATGGTTCAAGAGTAGTTGTTGGATTTTCCTCAGAACAAAGAAAAAAATCAGATTATATTAAGAAGAATGATCCTAAAACCGCAACTATTGCAGATGATGCTGAAAATTATCTTTTTGCAAGAAAATCAATATTTGCAAACCTTTTACAAAAAAGAATACGAATAACTGTACCAGGAAATTTTATCTATTCGTCGGGATTGAATGTAAATCTGAGGGGGTTTAATTTAACACAAAATGATAGAAACGATACTAAAGATGTCTCCACGTATGGTAAGTATATGATTGTGTCAACAAGGCATACGATTAGACCCGATACGTTTGAAACAATTATTGAAGTGGCAAGTGATACTACTAATAGTCCTGTTATATCATCTGATAGTGGACAGGTACAAGAAGCATTAATGGAGTAAAATTAAATGGAAGATATCGTAACATTTCAAGGTGTTGTTGAGGATATAAAAGACCCATTGGGAACTGGTCACGTTCGAGTTCGTGTTATTGGAACTCATAGTGAAAATGTTCAGGAAGTACCAACAGACAAACTTCCGTGGGCTGTGGTTGAAGTTGCTGCTGGAATGGCGCACCTTTTTTCTGGACCAAAACATGGAGATTGGGTAACTGGTTATTATGTTAAAAACAAAGCAGGCGTTATCGACACACAACGTCCAATTGTAAGTGGTGTAACTATTAGTGGAATTCGTTCGGCTGAAATTAGGCAACCAACAAATTCTAATGTAATTATTAAAACAGTTAATGGTAGATTGAGATTAGAAAGTGAAAATTTGCAAAAATTGGAGACTCAGTGGCAATCTGCTGCACTCAATCCAAGTTTTAAAAATTTAAAAACCATTGCAAAATTATCTTTACAGATTAATTTAAAAAGGTCTACAGTTGGAAATTTACAACAACTTTCAACTGATTTGGGTAAAAGGAATGAACAGAGGATACAACTAGGTTTTGTAGATAACCGACCTCAAGCAGAAGTAAATTTAGGACCAAGAATACCTAATACCTTTCGAGGAACTCAGGATATACGATCTGACTATCCTGTTCTTCCTTCGTATGCACGAGGTATTGTTCAAAACACTGGAATTGCTTATTCGAATAGAAATCGAGCACACGTTTGTGATGTTGCGATAAAGGTGAGGAAAACTTTAGCTGGTTCTGAAATTGCTCGACAAGTTGCACATCTAATACGAGAGGGATTGGAAAAAGCATTTGCTCTTTTGGGTGTATCTCCGTTCTCTTCTTTTATATCCGATAAAATAAGGTATGTTGCTGCACAAATTAAAAAAATTACAACATTGCTTAAAGAAATCAATGAAGCAATTAAATATGGAATTCAACAAATTAATTTGCTTAAAGCAATCGTTCAGTTTATATTAAATCTTCCAGCGTATCTTAAAAAATTATTGGATAGATGTATACGAGAAGCATTTTACGAAATAGCAATTTTTCTCTATGAGCTTATTTCTGAAGCATTACCAACAGATACCCTTAATGCAGGTTTAGGTGACACGTTTCAGGCTATAGGTGACTTGGTTACTAGCACCAGTGAACTTTTAACTGAAGTACAGAAAACAGAAATTCTAGTACAACAAATTCAAACTGCGGCTGACTTTGATTTGATACAAAATAAAGATGGCACTTTTTCATTTGCAAAACCCTCTGGTTACACTGATGCGGAAGCTGAAGCAATATTTGAACAAGAATTTCCAAAAACTTCAGCAAGTTTTAAAGAAAATAAAGTTATTGGAAGCATATTATAGGAGTGAATGGTGGCAACTAAAGAAGAACAACTAGCAGAGATTATAGCAAAAGCAACACAAATCTCACAGCAAACCAATGCACAAAGTGGCGTCTATGTAGCACCAGATAGTATATCGGCGATTATAAATTCGCAAGTGCAAGATAGTGCCGCCATAACTACTCCAGTGGTAGATGATATTCCTGCTGTATCAGAAACAGCATTGGCTAGTGCATCGGCTGGATATGGCAGTATTCTTCCAGAAACTATAGTTCCAGATTCTCCGATAGATCAAGCATTAAAACAAACGGCAGAAACAAGAAACTTATTTGCCGCAGAGGAAGAACAAGCATTAAAGAATTTTCCAGGAAAAAATGCTTGGAATACTCCCCTTCGACAAATGGAGCAACGAACTGGTAACGCAGATTCAGCTCTGAATCCTGTTCATATCGGACACATGACAGTTCTGCAATGTCCAGAGTCAAAGAGTGCGGTGTTTATGTCTGGTGCTTCAGGTGAATCATTTATTGCTATTGAACACGGACCGTCAAACTCATACATTGAAATAAAAGATAATGGAGACATTATCACTAATAGTAGGGGAACAAGTTATCATATCTCAGCAAAGGACAATAAAGTTTTAGTTCAGGGAACATGCCATGTTTCAGTGACTGGAGATTGCTTACTAGAGGTTAATGGTGACAGAGATGAATATGTTAAAGGTGACTACAATTTAAGAGTTGATGGTAAAATTAATTTTGTTGGAAAACAAGGATTAAAAGCAACTAGTGGTGGTGATATGAAATTTGCTGCTGGAGGAAGTGCAGCATCAACTAGCGCAATAACTTTAGATGCTCCAGGAAAATTACAAAATATTTTTTTAAATTCTGAAGTTTTTATTGGAGGAGCATTGAGCGCAGCTACAATTGGTTCTTCTGGAGCAGTAACTGCCGATGGTGGTATGTTTGTTGGAGAAGGTGGGATAGTGTGTGTTGGTGGAATCAAATGTGGTATACCCGCACCAAATGGTGGAATACCAGGAGTCATTGATGCATCTTTGGCAGTAAAAGCACCACTTGGTGGGTTTTTAATGGTTAGAGATTTTGGTGGATTTTTGATGTCATTGAGATTAAAATATAATAAACACTACCATAAGAATAAAGCTGGTCCAACTACACCACCATTTTTTCCAGATCCTCCTATGGGAAGTGGTTCTTCTGCTGGTGGGGCGGCCGCTGGAGGTGCAGCAGGCGCAGCAGGAACAGCAGGTTCTTCTGGATTTTCTGGAGTAACTGTTTCAGCTTAAAAATATAATGGAGAAATAAAATGGCAAATACTGTGTTTGGACGATTAGGATATAATTTTGATTCAGTTAATTTTGAAGGTGCGGATCAACTTTTAGATGGAGCAAAGAAAAATTTAGAAATACAAAAAAACAGTTTGTATACTTGGCAATATAGAGATGTTGCGGATTCAACTGCTATTAGAAGTAGATATTATAGAAATCCCACAGCAAATCTTTATATCACATTACGCAATACTGCAAATTCAATTACTTTATTGGCACAAAATCTTTCATTATCGAATATCGCCACACAAGCAAATAATTTTATTCTTGAGTTAGATAGATTCAAATCACACACTGATAATATCTCTGGTGTAATTGACACGACTGCCGATGGATTTACTGTGGATGCAGACATACCTGAGTATGAATCCGCTATGGGAGTAGGAGAAACATTAGTCCAAATTCTTTATGCTGCCGATAATGTGGCAAATACAGTTGGAGCATTGGGCAGTTTTACTAGTTTATATATTAACAATCAATTAACATCGAATGCGTCAATACTTGCCAATGCTTACGCCTCATTGAATTCATCAATAATAGTTAGTGGATTTCCAGTAACTCAATCGTCTAATTTGGGTGGTTTGGCACTGGAAACAATCAACTCATATATTTCTATTGCTAATACGATGATTGCTACTCGTAGATTACATGATTGGAATTTTTTTAAAAAAGCAAACGAAATTGCCAGAGATATGGGAACAGTTTCACAGTTTAACAATATGGGTAAAATGAAATCACATCTTGTTTATTATAAAGTAGGAACAGATGAATTGATAGCAAATGTGTCAGCACCCATATACCACGATTCAAACACGGGTGTTTTCCCCACATAAATGGATAAATAGCATATGGCTACAGTTACAACAGATGTAGTACGAGATTTTAAGGATTTGGACTTATCGTTCATTGTCCATCCTGTCAAAAAGGATATTAATAAACATGTCGGTGTCAAGGCAGTTATTAATTCGATAAAAAATCTAGTGCTCACCAATCACTACGAAAAACCATTCCAACCAGAAATAGGTTCGAATGTTCGTAAACTATTGTTTGAACATCTTGATCCTATAACGGCAATCGCTCTACAGAGAGAAATATATCAAGTCATAAAAAATTATGAACCGAGAGCTATTTCTAATTCCGAAGAAGATATTCAAGTCATTGTCAAACCCGACTATGATAAAAATGCTTTTTCAGTGGAAGTATATTTTAAAGTTATTAATCAATCACTACCAATTACAATCACTTTTTTCCTTGAACGGAATCGATAAATGGCTGCTCGTTTACAAATTACAGACCTTGATTTTGATACAATCAAAACTAACTTAAAAAATTATTTAAAACAACAATCAGAGTTTACAGACTATGACTTCGAGGGTGCTGGTCTAAATGTTTTACTAGACATTCTGGCATATAATACACACTATAACGCATACTATTTAAACATGGTTGCGAATGAATCCTTTTTGGATACGGCAATCACTCGTGCTGCTGTAGTGTCACACGCCAAGACACTCAATTATGTTCCCTATTCAATTACTGCTCCAAAAGCAACAATAAACGTATCTGTTGAAACTGCGACATCCGTTGATGGGACTGCAACTATCCCACGTGGTTTTGCCTTTTATTCTGAGGCAATTGATAATCGTTCATATAATTTCGTAACTATTGAAGACGTAACTGTTTCCAAAACAGGAACACAATATGTTTTTGAAAATATTGATATCTATGAAGGTCAGTATGCAACGTTCAGTCAAGTTTATGATTCAGCATCAAATCCAAAATCTGTGTTTGTGATACCAAACCAAAATGTTGATACCAGAACACTTAAAGTTACTGTTAATCCTAATGTAGCAAATACAACGAGTTTTACTTATAGTAAAGTAACAGACATCCTTGATGTAACGGCATCGTCACTAGTTTATTTTTTAAATGAAGGACTTGATGGAAAATACCAAATTAGTTTTGGTGACGGCGTAATAGGAGAAGCATTACTGGATGGTTCAGTTATAACTGTTAATTATTTGATTACTTCTGGCACAGCCGCAAATAAAGCAAATTCATTTATAAGTTCAGCATTTATAGGTGGTTATTCCAACATAATTACATCTTTAGTATCAACTGCTTCTGGTGGTTCTTTTCGAGAAGATTTAGACTCAATTAAGTTTTCTACCGCATCACAATTTGCTACACAGAATAGATTGGTAACATTTAAAGATTATGAAACATATATTTTACAAAACTATACTTCTTTAGATTCCATTTCTGTTTGGGGTGGGGAGGATGAAGAAAAACCAGTTTATGGTAAAGTGTTTATTTCTTTAAAACCAAAAGCAAATTATTATATTTCAGAAGCAGAAAAACAAAGAATTATCGATGAGGTTATAAAACCCAAAGCAATTGTTACCACTGATGTAATTATTCGTGATCCTGAATACTTGTATATACTTTTGGAAAATACGGTTAGATATGACCCAAGAAAAACAACTTTGACTGAAGGACTTCTTAAAGAGAATATACGAACTGCAATTATAAATTATAACAATGTTTATTTGAATAAATTTTCCTCCAAGTTTGTGTTATCCAAACTTCAAAAAACTATTGATAACACGGAATTAAATTCGTTTTTTGGTTCACAATCAACTGTTCGTGTTCAAAAAAGATTACTTCCTTCTTTGATCTCCGAGAAACCATACACAGTTAATTTCAATGTTCCACTTTTTAGGGGAACTATTGGTAATAAATTAACTTCTACTTTTTTCACGACTTTGGAAAATGGTGTTGAAAGACAAGTTCAATTTGAAGAAGTTCCTCAATCGTTTTCGGGGATATCCTATGTTGAAGTTTTAAATCCAGGTATTGATTATACTTCCCCTCCAACTATAACTATTACAGGTGACGGTATTGGAGCAGAAGCGTATGCTGTATTAGTCAATGGAAAAATTTCTAAAATAGAGATATCCAATCGTGGTATTGATTATACACGTGCTATTATTACTATTTCTGGTGGTGGAGGATATGGTGCATCTGCTATTCCAGTGATTGACTCAAGAACAGGAACTTTACGAACAGTTTATTATAATCAATTCTCCGAAAGACAAATTGTTAATTCAAATGCGGGTACTATTGATTATAATCTCGGAACATTAAAAATTAATGATATTAGAATTCTATCCGTAGTTTCAACTGATGGATTTATTCGTTTTACTATAGAATCCGAGAATACGGTAATTAAAACCAATAGAAATACTATTGTAACAATTGATGATACTGACCCAACTGCTATTTCAACTGTATTAATTGTTGAACAATAATGAGCGATCTAAAAACTTCGGTTCTTATAAATCGACAAATTCCTGAGTATATTAGGGAAGAGTATCCTACGTTTATTGCATTTGTTGAAGCATACTATGAGTTTCTTGAAAATAAACAAGGAACAAATAATAATGATTTGACTAGTAAAGCAAAAGATTTAAGAACTAATTTTGATGTTGATGCATCAATTAATCAGTTTGAGGATAACTTTTTTAACACCTATGCCAATCTATTGCCACGTGATGTATCAGTGGATAAAGCGACATTGATAAAAAATGTCTTACCATTGTATCTCTCTAAAGGTTCGGAAAAATCTTTTAAGTTTTTATTCAGAATGTTATTCGATGAAGAGTTGGATATCATTTATCCAAAGAATAATGTTCTTCGTGCTTCTGCTGGTAATTGGGTAGTAGATAACAAACTTCGTGTTAATCAAGATATAGCAACTGTTTATACATGTAACGGAACAGTCAAAACATTTATACTGGCACAATTCTCAACTCTTAATGACATTACCGTTTATGTCAATGATGTAGTTCAATCATCGGGTTTTTCACTACGCAGAGAGTATCGTAAGATTATATTTGACACTCCACCCGCAAGTGGGTCAGTTGTCAAGATTGTTTATCAAGCATTCAATATCGACCTATTAAACAATAGAAAAATAACAGGAGCATCTTCGGGTGCTACTGCTATTGTGGAAAGATCGTCACGAAGAATTATTACTGACCAATTGAACTTGGGTCTTCCAATCGAATTAGTCATCAGCACAAAAACTTTGTTCGGTAACTTTCAAAATGGTGAAGTTGTAAATACGGACATTATAGATTCGAATGGTGTTTTGATTTCTGTTCAAGCCACTACATTTTCTATTATTAGAAGAATCAATATAATAGAGGGTGGCAACAGTTACAATGTTGGTGATGTTGTGGTGGTTAGTGGTGGAGGTTCAACTCTTGATGCTACTGCTATTATCGATGATGTCTTTGAAGGTTATATCGATAACATCAATATCAATAGTGGTGGTGCGGTATTTACTGATGCGTCAGGTATCAATGTTTCTGGAAATGCTTCTGCTTTTCTAAGTCTTGTGGTTGATGGTATTGATGTATCTGGTGCTAACGCAGGAAATGTTTATTCCGTATCTACTGATACAATTTCTGATTTTCCTGGATTGAGCATCTTAGCCACCAATTATGGTTTCACTGGACAGAAAGTTGCTAACTCGAATTCTACAACACGAATATCTGATGCTCTGACATTCCAGAACCTAACCGTTGGTCCGATTTCAAATGTAAAGATTCTTTTGTCAACCACTCCAACAACTGTAACACCAGTGCTTGATGCTGTCGGTGCTGCTTATCAAGTAGCAAATAATACGGTTACTCATACGGCAAGAGGATTTGGTTCGATTGGTCGATTCAAAATAAATTCTGGTGGTTCGGGATATGTTCCAGGTGATGAAATAGTATTTGGACCTAATCCTCGAATGTCTTTTGGAGCAGGAGCTGCTGCCGTAGTTTCTCGCACAAGTGCTATAGGTGCCATCACTCGTATTGAAGTTCAACCCCCAAGAATTGCTGGAACTGCGAATATTGTTTCTACCAATGCCTACGTCACAGGAACAGGAACATTTTTCGGCAGTGAGTTAAAAGTCAATGATAGGGTTGTTATTAATAACGAATCTCGTTTTGTTGACACAATTTATTCCGACACTTCGATGCGTGTCAATGCTGTTTTTTTAACCACTGCGACAAATAGAAATATTGGACTGTATGATAAACTGCCTTTGGGTGGTATAAATTATGTGGCTAACAGTTTTCCCGCAGTAACTGTTTCTTCAAATATTGGCACTTCTGCTAATATTGAAATATTCTGTTTGGCATCTGATGGTGAGCAATTATCTGCTGCTAATTCGGTTGCTCAACCAGGATCAATTTTAAGTGTTAGGATTATTAATCCTGGTTCGGGATATGAATACTTGCCAATTGTAGACTTATCAGGTAAGGGTAGTGGAACTGCCACTGCTAATGCTGAGATTGAAAGATCATATCTGGCAACCGAAGGGAGATGGACAAGTACCGAATCCATTCTGTCTGCTGCTGACCGTAGATTGGCGGGTTCAAATTATTACATTGATTATTCCTATGTAACTTCTTCGACTGTTGAATTTACCAAGTATAAAAAGATATTAAAGGAGTTGTTACATCCAGTTGGATTCATCAACTATGCAAATTACAATAGGACTAGTGAGATTGTTGGAAACACTATTGATACCGCAAATGCTAGTTTCCTGACCATTTCAGGTAGGGTGAATGTCAATTCATCTATCTATGTAACTGGAATAAATACTCGTTTCAACATAGCAAATACTAGAGGTATTCTGACCATTGGTTCGTATATTTCGGTTAATAATCAGATTAGAACCATCAACTCTATTCAAAGTAATACAGTCTTGACGGTATCGAGTCCATTTACTCAATACGCAAATTACCAAACAATTTTCATTTCAACCACAAGTTCTTGATAAATAGAGATTATGCCTACAACAGTAACAACTAAAAAATTAGCATTTAATGCTGCCGAGCAGTTCAAAGAGAGCTTTACTGAAGCAGCACCTACTATTGGTTATGTTTTTGTAGGCAATCATTTGGCGTATGCGAATGAATTGTCTCCCAATTCTATAGTTGATACCATTGTTGATGAGAAGGATGTGTGGGATAATATGATGGCTGCCAAACGAATTACTGGCAATGATGTTGAACTGGTCATCCCCAAAGTAACATGGACTGCCAATACAAAGTATCGTCAATATGATGATACTATTACAGTATCAGATTTGCTTTCTTCGAATACCACACAAAATCTAAAACCAATATATGCGTTTACATCGGCACGTAATGTCTACAAGTGCTTATCGAATAATGCTTCTGCAAACTCGACAGTAGAACCCACTGGTGACTACACATCATCAAATGGTAATATCGCAACTGCTGATGGGTATATTTGGAAGTACATGTATAATCTTAAACCTTCCAATAAATTTTTGTCAGATGCCTGGATTCCAGCACCAGCATCCACTAGACAATTGGATTATGGAGTTAATGACATTGGAGTTATTGATGGTGAATTGACTACTATTGTTGTGGTCGATAAAGGTTCGGCATACTTTCACAATAATGTCACCGTAGTATCATATGCTACAGGATGCACTATCTTAACTCTTGCCAACACAACAAATGTAGTGGCAAATATGGCAGTTTCTGGTTTGGGTATTCCTGCTCAGACTTACATCTATTCATTAGACATTCCAAATAATAAAATAACTTTATCACGTGCTGTTACCTCTAATGGTGGTGGAAGTGCTGCTAATCAATTGTCTATAACAACTAGAATTTATATTGATGGTGATGGTATTGGTGCAGTTGCCACACCATTTCTCTCAGGTTCGACCACTGGAAATATATCTAAAGTTACAATAACAACAATTGGAACTGGATACAGTCATGCTAATGCATATGTGTATGGAACAGGCACTGGTGCTAATACTGCCAATGTTCGATGTATTGTGTCTCCAAAATTTGGACATGCGTATAATCCAGCCAAAGAATTAGGTGGTTCAAACTTAATGGTATCGTCGAGGATTGGTGAGATTGATTCTACTGAACTCGGTAAAATCTCTGCTAATACTACATTCAGACAATTCGGCATTGTAATAAACCCTCATAAATATGGAGAATCTTCTGTTGTCACAAATGCAAATGCTAATTCTTTCATTTCCCAAACAACAGACTTGACAATTGTTTCTGGTGCATCGTATGCATTAGATGAATATGTTTATCAGGGAGTAGCAGCAAATAATGCCAGTGCCTACGGACATGTTATAGATCAATCTACTAATACTATTAAATTGACTCGTGTGCAAGGAATTTTTACAACTGGTCTTTCTTTAACGGGCGCAAACTCTGGTACATCCAGAATTGTTGTTCGTGGTTCTAATCCTGAATTTGAACCATATACTGGTGATGTTCTGTATACGGAGAACGCATTAAAAACGACTCGCACAGAGGGTCAAGCAGAAAATATAAAACTCATTGTTAGATTTTAAAGGTTAGTTAATGGCTATTAATACAAATTTTAATATAGACCCCTATTATGATGATTTCGATGATGCGAAGAATTATCATCGCATACTCTTCAAACCTGGATATGCTGTACAGGCACGTGAACTAACTCAACAACAAACAATCCTACAAGACCAAATTAATAAGTTTGGTGATTATATTTTTCAATCTGGTTCGATAGTCACTGGTGGTAAAAACAACTTTCAGACTGTTCAATATATTAATGTTGCTTCGACTTATTCTTCAACTGATATTGCTGCTATAAATTTCGAAGGCAAAATTATTCAGAATGAAGCAAATACGAAACGAGCATATGTAATTAAAAGTTACGATTCAGTTACAGCAAATGGACAACCCATCACTCTAATTGTTAATCAAATATTTGGCAGCCCATTTGGAAACACAGAAACATTCTACACACCAAATACTGATGTAGAATCAATTACTTACTATGCAAATACAACTTCAAATGGTGCAATGGGTAATTGCCAAGCATGGTCTGTTACTGCTGGTGTTTATTACTATGGTGGATACTTCATTACGACTCAAGATTCTTCAGTCGCTATTAACAAATATAGCACAACTGGAAATGCATTAATTGGTTACGATGTCACTGAAACCATTGTTAATAATAGTCAAGATACTTCGTTGCTTGATCCTGCTCAAGATGCATCAAACTTTCAAGCACCAGGTGCCGACCGTTTTAATATTGAACTGACTTTAAATACTCGTCCTGTTGACAGCACTGATAAGACACAGTTTATTGAAATCGCAAGAGTTATTAATGGACAATTGATTTCATCCGTAGAAACTCCAATATGGGGTAAGATTGAAGAAACGATTGCTCGTAGAACCTTCGATGAATCGGGTGATTATATCGTCAGACAATTTGATGTTGGATTGGATACCAATGCAAGTAATACTGCACAATTGAATATTACTCTATCTCCTGGTAAAGCCTATGTTAAAGGGTATGAGTTCAGCACGATATCGTCAACAATACTAACTGTTCCCAAACCACGAACCAAAGCAAATGTTGATAATAAGAGATTGAGTTCAAGTTATGGTGGATACATCTATGCCAATAACTTGTTCAACACCCTCCCAACCAATCTGTATGGAACGGTAGATATTCATTGCGTTGATGCAGCATCAATTAATACTAGTAATACTCTTCTTCTGGCAAATACAAAAATTGGAACTGCCAAAATTAAAGCGATGTCGTTTGATTCAACATCAAATGCATCAAATGGTGGTGCTTTTGTCTATGCAGTTTATGTTGCTGACATCAATACTGGTTCATTATTCGATGCCACAACATCCAACTCTGGTGGATATGCTATTGCTGCTGCTGGCAATACCACAACATTCACATTACCTGGATTTTTTTCAACAACAGACCAAGCATATCAGGGCGCAATAATTAGAATGACATCTGGTCCTGGTTCTACGGATGGAACTAGAAAGATTGCTTCGTATGAAGGTGCTACTCGTAATATAGTTGTTGATACTGCTTTCTCTGCTGCAATCAATACACAATCTCGTTTTGTAATTGATTTTGATTTTGGTCAGGCAGAATCTTTAGCAGTTTATTCTGGAACTACACGTGTCGCTGGTGCTAATGTGCATGTGTATTCTAAAGATGTAGCATCATTGTATACACCAGCATACGTTTCAGAACCACAATTTGAATCTATGATTTTTGATTTAGGTGATTCAAATGTTTCAGACAATTCTACTTCATTCTTTAATTATGAGTATGAGAGATTGTATCAGGGAGTGTCTTTGGCTGCTGGTGTTACAACAGCACTCACTGTTGGTTCGGGTGAAACTCTCGTAACAGCAACAACCAATACTGCCAAATCGGAATTCTATACATTAGTGTGTACCGCAGCAGGAACTAATTCTGGACCTGATGGTGGATATAAAGTAGGTCAATTAGTTCCTTCGGGACAATTTACTGTAGATACAACAGCACGAACTATCTCTGTGTTCGGTGGTGGTAACATGACTGTCAATCTATACGCTACAATTAGTTCAACCAATCCGACATCAAAAACCAAAACATACATTCGTGCAAATACTGCTGTTCAGACTCAGGTTGTTGCTAACTCAGTTTTTGGTTCGAGCAATACTTCGGCATATGTGTTCATTCCACATGGACAAACTCATATTGCACAAAGATTAGTCAACAAAACTCCTGGTGTGGATCAGACTTTATATGTAACTGATATACACTGTATCAATGCTATTTTTGATTATAGTAATACAGAAATCACCACAGCAAATTCTGGTTCGGCAATCAATGTAACATCACGTTATGCGTTGGTCACTGGACAAAAAGATTCCTATTACGATTGGGGTGCAATTAGATTACTTCCTGGACAAACTGCACCAGTTGGTCCTCTGCTAGTTCGTTACAATAGATTTACATCATCGGGTGCTGGTTTCTTCAATGTGGATTCGTATACACGATTGGGTGACGGTAATTATACCTACGGTGAAATCCCACAATACTCATCAAAAACTGGTGGGAGATTATCTCTTAGAAATTCTTTAGACTTTAGACCAGTTCGTCAAGATGCAACAACTGAATACTCGGCAAATAATTTTGTGTTTGATGTCAACGAAACTACAACTGGACCAAAAGTTCCTTTGAATACTAGTGACTTTATTATAAGTTACAGTTACTATCTGCCACGTGTTGATAGAGTTGTTCTCACTACAGATAGAAAACTTCAAGTGTTGCCTGGCATTCCAGGAGTTAATCCTGTTGCTCCAGTAGAACCTAAAGATGCAATGACTCTTTATGTTTTAAATTATCCTGCATACTTACAATATCCTTTCACAACACAAATTCAACGTCTTCGTAATAAACGATATACGATGAAGGACATTGGTGGATTGGAAAAACGTATTGAAAATCTGGAGTATTATACATCCCTATCATTGCTTGAGATAGCAACGATGGGTAAACAAGATTTGTCCATTCTTGATTCACAAAACTTACCACGATTCAAAAATGGTATTGTTGTTGATTCATTTGTAGATAAATCGGTTGCTGAAGTAACTGGTCGTGATTTTGCTGCCGCCATTGATATCGTTAATAATGAAGCACGTGGTTCGTATAATATCACAGCGGTTGGAGTTTTCTCGAATACCGATACTGCAAATACTACAGCAGTAAATGATGTTAATGTTGAATATAGTGGACCGATGATAACATGTTCTTCGACTACTGAAACTTGGTTGTCTCAACCATTGGCATCCAAAACAATTAATGTCAATCCATTTAACTTTATTAACTATCTTGGTAAACTAAATCTTTTCCCCTCATCTGATGTTTGGAATTCACAAACAAGAGTTGAATCTCAAGTTGTTGATTTAACTGGTGGGTCAGCAGCAGCAGATGCATGGTCATCAATTCAAAGCACATCGTGGGGTGCATGGCAAACCACATGGACAGGTGTAGAAACTAATGTAATTCCTGGAACTGAAAGAACAACATCAGCTAGACAACAGATTAGTAAAGCAGAAGCAGTTTCAAAAGGTATAGATCAAAAAGCTGGTAAGGGAAGCAGGTCTAGGTTTTCTGAGGAAACTCTTACAACTACTTCTGCATCATTGGAGACTATAACTACAAATGAAGCACGTTCAGGTATTCTGTCACAAATTGTTCCAACAACTTTAACAAAATCGTTGGGTGATAAAGTTGTTGATGTGAGTATTATTCCTTACATGAGAGCAAAAACTATTCTGGTTACTGGAACTGGATTTAAACCCCTCACACCACTATTTTCATTCTTTGATAATGTTGATGTGTCGCAATATATTACTAACGTCAATCAATTTAAGTTTGCAAACAATAACCTACAGTTTCAAACAATTGTGGGTGATTCAGAACAAGTTACATTTAGAACTTCAGATACCAATGTTACATTAGGAACTGGTTTTATTATTCAAACATCTAACAACAATGGATTCATTGTTAATATTGATACTGTTGCTGGTGTTGGAACATGGGCTGGTTATTCAAATGTTCAAGTTGTTGGTGCTATAACTGGCACAGTGGCAAATTTATCTGGATGGCAGCACTTCAGTGGATTTGCTATTTCGGCAAATAGCACAGCAATGGTTTTGGATTATCATGCTGGTAGTGCAACAAATGCCACAAAAACTAATTATCAAAGTCAAACGGTTACAATTGGTAGTGGCACTGGTGCTGGTCAACAACGAACTATTTCTGACTACAATGCAACAACACGCACGTTGACAGTATCGTCACCGTGGACTACTGTTCCTGATGCAACTTCTAACTACACAATTGGAAGACCACAGACAACAGAAGAGGGTGCAATATCAGTTGTATTCAGTATTCCTGGAGATATATTCCGTGTTGGTGAAAAAAACTTCAGAATGATCGACGTTCAAACTGGATTGGTTGAATCATCAGTAACTAATGGTGATGCTACCTTCTTCTCACAAGGTGTTATACAAACAGTTCAGGAACAGTCTATTTCTGTATTCGTTCCATCTGTAGTTAGAAGCAGTGTTTCTGAAGAGAGAACCAGTGAGAGAAGTTCGATTAAACAGAACTCAAGCACTTCAACAAAACAAATCCAGACATATTACGATCCGTTGGCTCAAAACTTCTTAATAAGTTCTAACCAATATCCACAAGGTATGTTCTTGTCTAGTGTTCGTGTGTGTTTCCAAACAAAGGATGTTTCAGTTCCTGTCACAATGCAAATTAGACCAACGGTGAATGGATTCCCATCATCGGGAACAGTCTATCCGTTTGCTACTGTAACTTTGACACCTGATAAAGTAAATACAGTTGCACCAAATTCAAAACCTGATTTGGAAGATGCGACCAAATACACCGAGTTTGTATTTGATGCTCCAATCTTCTTACAACCTGGTGAACATTCAGTTGTATTTGTGTCTAATTCTAATTCATATTTTTTATATTGTGCTAAGAAAGATGAAAGGAATTTTATAGATAACAACAATATTAGTGCTCTTCCATATATTGGTTCATTGTTTGAATCGCAAAACGGTTCAACGTGGATTCCAACACCAGCAACTGCAATGTTGTTTAGTTTGCACAAAAAAGTATTTACGACTTCTACTGCTCTCGCACATTTTGAAGTAGATACATCATACCTTGCTGCCGATACTCCATATGACTTGGCACACTTCATGACTACTGATGTGGTTCTCGCAAACACTTCAGTCAATTATGAGTTTATATCACAGCAATTTACTGCTAATACCACTCACCCATTTCTACCTATAGTTCCATTTGTTGATTATCGTATGGTGGATGGATATGATCGTCGTGTTATAAACAAAACAACTGGTAATACCACTGTTAAGATTCGTGCTACGATGGCAACTCAAAGTAGAGATATATCACCAATGATTGATAAGACACGATTGAATTGGTTAATCGTTGAAAACAAAATCAACAATCTACCACTATCTAATTCGGGTGTGGTTCTTTCGAACGGTGGAACTGGATATGCCAATTCGGCCGATGTTGTCGTAACTATTTCTGGTGGTGGTGGTGTGGGTGCTGCGGCGGTTGCTACAGTTACAAGCAATGTAATCAGTGCAGTTCATATTACATCTCCTGGAACTGGATATACAACTTCACCAACAATCACAATTACTCCTGGTGATGGTGGTGGTTCGGGTGCAGTTGTGTCATTTAATGGTGAAGATAAGAGGTCAGGTGGTCCTTCTGCAATTCGTTACTTTACAAAACAAGTTACTTTGGCAGAGGGTTTTGATTCGGAAGACTTACGAGTTTATCTAACGGCTTATCTGCCTCCACTGTCTGGCATTCAAGTATACTACAAAGTTCTTTCAACTGGAGATTCAGAAACATTTGAAGACAAAAACTATGCTATGATGACACAACTGAATAATACTACATTTGTTTCGGCAAATGAAAGTGATTATCGTGAACTGACATTTGCTCCTGGTATCAACAATGTTGCCAACAATTATATTAGTTACACTTCAGGGTCAACTTCATTCTCAGACTTTAGAACTTTTGCAATCAAAGTGGTTCTTTACGGACAAAGCACAGTGGATGTTCCACGTTTCAAGGAACTTCGTGCAATTGCTTTGCCTAGAGGATAATTATGTACGTTCAAATAGATGGTGAAAAGAATCTAATTCGGGATATCTCTACCAGAGCTATTCTAAATAGAGACAGAGCAGGACTAGAAGAGTATAAACTTCGTAGAGAACTGGCAAAACGAAAGCAAGAAGAAGAGTTGGAACTGAAAACCAAAGTAAATAAACTAGAAGACGATATAACGGAAATCAAATCAATGCTTCATGAACTTGTAAAGATGAGAACATAAGATGGCAGCAATCAATAGAGTAACGACCTCGAATACATTTCTACAGTGGATGTCATCTACTGATGCTGTAATTGGCACAGTTAATCTTTTCACTGATGGCAATGGTTCGACTTTTGTTGCGAACACCAATATTGAAGTTTCTGGTGATGCTAATACTGCTAGTCTGAATGTAAAGACACGTGCGAACATTAACACTCTTCAAGCCAACACTGCGAACATTGCCAACATTAGTTTCACTGGAAGTAATATTACTATTCCAGGTAATGTCGCAACACTCAATGTTACATCGAATGTTTATGTTGGACAAGATTTATTTGTTACTGGTAATGTAAATGTCACTGGTAATATCGTTCTTGATTCAATAGGATTTGATGACCTAACTATATCAGGTTCGGCAAATATCGCAGAAACTTTATATGTTGGTGGAATCTCCACACTCGCAAATGCAAATGTAGCAATAATGAGTGGAGCAGCAAATACTAAAATATACAGTTCAATTTCAGCAATACAAGATTCAGCAATTGCATTTGCTATAGCATTAGGATAATCAGAGGACATTAATGGCTAACAATTTTAAAAATTATTTTGCTGGTTCGGTTGGAACATCTTCGGTGGATGTTTACACTGTGCCAGCATTAACATCTGCAACTGTCATTGGTATGAGTGTTTCTAATCTCATCACCACACCGATTTCTGCAAATGTCATGGTGTTTAATTCAACTGCGTCAAATACATTGTTTATGATAAAGAACGCAACGATTGCTCCTGGTGGTGCTCTAGTTCCTGTCGGTGGTGACCAAAAACTTGTGCTAGAAGCAGGCGATAGATTACAAGTTCAAATGGGGACTGCTACATCTGCCGATGTTATCGTATCTGTTTTAGAGGTTAGTTAATGGCTTACATTGGAAATGAACCAGAAATAGGTTTCAATACTCTAGTATACCAAAAGTTTAATGGTACTGGAGCATGTACACAGTTTACGATATCACAACCAATTAGTGATCCAAACTATTTGGAAGTTCTCGTAAATAACGTACAACAAGAACCCTACGCTTCGTATGACGTAGCAAGTGGGTTAATTACATTTACCGAAGCACCTTCCGTTGGTGCAAACAATATTCAAGTTGGGATGAAATCCTCAACGATTGTATACTTCAACCAAATTACTTCAGCTCAGTTAGTTGATGGCAGCATCGCTGGAACAAAGTTAGTAGAAAATACTATCACTGGTAATAAACTTGGTCTGAATTCTATTCGTGGTAATAACATTGTTGTTGGTCAAATTACAGGTAACTTAATTGCTACACAAGCAGTATCGGGTAACCAAATTGGTCTTGGGGCAATCACAGGTAATAACTTTGCACAACCAATTACAGGTAACTTAATTGCTGATACTGCTGTGGCATCCAACAATATCGTTGTGGGTGCAATCACTGGTAATTTGATTGGTATTAATTCTATTAATGCTAGTAACAGTATTGTTGCACTTTCTATCACAGGTAATTTGATTGGCACTGGTGCAATCAGTTCAAATAACTTTGCGGGTGGTGGTGTAACCTCTGGTGTTCTATCATCCAATCTTACGATTTCAACAGTTCGTCTTGCAGAAACAATCAATGTTATAACTGGTTCACTCAGTGGTAATTATAGTTTACATTTGGCAAACAGCACCGTATATCATACCATTGCAAATACTGCTGGTCATGTTACTTTCAATATGATTGCAAATAATACACACACATTGAATCAGATGTTAAGTATTGGTCAATCAGTTTCAACATCTATTTTACTTAAACAGGGTTCGACACGTTGGCGTGCTAACGTGCATATTGATGGTGTGCTACAAACAGCATATTGGGCAGGTAACACGCAACCCATCTATTATTCTTCTGCATCACAAGCAATGACCTATGATGCATATAATTTTTCTATTATAAAAATAGCAGAATCGCAATATACCGTATTTGCTTCTAATACTTTATATGGTCAAGCAAATGGTCAAGGTATGGGTGTTTCTACTGCATTTGGACTTGCACAATAATGCCACTTAGAGCGTCGATTGCTAATTCATTAAGGTCACTTGGTGCAGATCGTACTGACATCAGAGGACCAATTAAAACCACACTTATCGATTACTTTGGAGTATCTGGTGGTGGGGGTGGTGGCGCTGCTGGAGGTGGTGGTGGAGGTGGTGGTTCATACTTTGCAGGTTCAAGTCTTTTAGTTTCTGCTGGAGATGTTTTTACAGTTGTGGTTGGAGGGGGAGGTGGTGGTGGTGCTCCAGACGCAGAACGAGGTGGGAATGGCCAGACTTCATCATTAAGTGGCTCAGCACCTAATCAAAGTTTTAGTGTGGGTGGTGGCGGTGGTGGTGGTGGTGCAACCAACACTACACCTTCTGGACAAAGTGGTAATCGTTCTGGACAAAGTGGTGTTTGCGGCGGGGGTGGCGGAACTGAAAGTGGTTTTGCTGGTTCAGGAACACCAGGTACATATGTTAGTAATGTAGCAGGACAAGGTAATAATGGTGGAGAAGGACGAGGAGGTAGAAATGGTGGTGGAGGAGGTGGTGGTTCTAGTGAACAAGGATATGGAGCTTCTCATCCAGACGCAGGACATGGTGGCAATGGATTTCGCAGAGAAGATTGGGGAACGGATGGTTCATATTGCGCTGGTGGTGGCGGAGGCGGTTCGCAGGGTAATTGGCCACCACGTGGTCCAAATGTAGGTGGAGGTTCTTATGCTGGTATGGGTGGTTCTAATGGCAATGGTGATGACCGTAATAACGAACTTGGTGGTGGTGGGAATGGTGGATATGTTTCTCCAGTAGAACAACTTGCAACCAGTGCTATTGCAAATCGAGGTAGTGGTGGTGGAGGTGGTGCAGAATGCAGTCCTGACGAGAATCCATTTAAGATTGGTGGTAGTGGTGGTAGTGGAAGAGTTCAAATTCGTTATAGTGAATATTATGACCCACTTACGATAAATTCAGGAAGTCCTGATATTATTAGATTTAATGGATATAGAGTTTATGATTTTAAAGGAAGTGGTTCTTTTACAATATAAATATCGAGTAACAATTTTTTTATAGGAGTGGTTGAGATGACTAATGATGAAATTCAATATGCACAATATTTGATGGGTAATAATAATAAATTAATTTATGGTGTAGATACTGCGATTAAAGCAATTGCACCTTCTGCTGCATATGATATGCAAGCAGGTAACGGCAAGTGGTTATTTACACGATGGGAATGTAATGATGTTCCTGAAGCTCCAACGAAAGAAAGAATTATGTTGGAACATGATTATCAAAAAGAATTTTGTGAATACCATCAGTATTTTTTAGATCGTGCAACAAACTATCCTGATATTTCTATCTTAATGAATCAACTTTGGGATGCAATGGATCAAAGTAAAATACCAGGTAAAGGAACTGATTTTTATAATTCAATAAAAGAAGTTAATGATAAGTTCCCTAAACCAGAGGGTGAACCTCCAGTAAGACCAGAATCAACAGGAAAATAAATGGCATACATTGGCAATCAAGTTTCATCGGTATTATTTACAGTCAACATTTTTAGTGGGGATGGCGCTGGTACAAGTGTTGGACCGATGGATCGTGCGCCAGCAGGACCAGCATCTATTGCTGTATACATCTCAGGTGTCTATAAAACTCCATCAATTGATTATACAGTAAGTGGAGATTACGTTAATTTTACGACTGCTCCAGCACTAGGCACAAATAATATTACTATTCATCATTTAGGTAATGGTGTGATGGCAACACAAACACCTGTTGATGGTTCTGTTACTGGTAATAAACTTACTCCAAATTCTATTCGTGGTAATAACATTGTTGCTGGTACAATTACTGGTAATCTTTTTTCTGGTGGTGCTATCGCATCAAATGTTCTTGCATCGAATCTTTCTATTTCTTTAACACGTGCAACAGAGTCTGCAAATATAAATGTTATTGCACCAAACGGTAATGTAAATATCGATATTGAAAATAATGTTGTTTACTATTTTAATGCAAATAGCACAGCAAACATTACGTTCAATCTTCGTGGTAATACACAGAACACCTTTGATTCAGTAACAACTATTGGACAATCTGTAACTTTGGCGATGATTGTGCGACATGGAACAACAAGACATATTGCTAATGTGTATATTGATGGTGGTTTAATTAGCACAGGTTCAAACACAATTGTTTATCTTGGTAATACAAAACCAAATTATCAAGCTATCACGGCTCAAGAAACAAATATTTACGGTTACACTGTATTAAAAACTGCTGCAAACACCTATGCTGTCTTTGCATCCAACTCACTTTTTGCGTTAGGTTAAAATGCCTATTCTTGGCGCATTCGGAAATGGTGGTGCTTCACTATTTGGAATAGGTAGAAAAGTTGGGGGTCTTCCTGTTGTAACAGAAGTAGATTATCTTATTGTTGCTGGTGGTGGCGGTGGGGGATTTGGATGGGGAGGCGGTGGAGGTGCAGGTGGATTTAGTTTTAGTACAGGATTACCCATAAACCCAAGAGAATCATATCCTGTTGTTGTTGGTGCAGGTGGTCGTGGTGCTAATTCATTGACGACTGATCAGTATGATCCAGATTGGGGCGCACCTAGTGCTAACGGAACTGCTTCATCATTTAATTCCATAACTTCAATTGGTGGTGGTCGTGGTGCTGGACCTAATGATGCTGGTACTGGTGGTTCTGGTGGAGGTGGCATTGGAACATTAGGTGGAGCAGGTAATACTAATAATGGAGCATCTGGAACTCCATCGCAAGGAAATAGTGGAGCGAACGGTACAAGTGGTGGTGGTGGTGGAGGTGGTGGTGCGGGTGCTCCAGGTAATTCTGGTTCAACAGGACCAAATTTTTCACCATTAGCCAATGGGGGTGCTGGCGGAGCAGGAACAGAAAACGCAATAACTGGTTCATATCTGACATATGCTGGCGGTGGAGGTGGTGGGTCATATAATGCTACTGGTGGCGCAGGTGGGTCGGGTATAGGTGGCAATGGAGGCGGTCCATCTAATCAACCAGGTTTTTCGGGTACTATCAACACTGGAAGTGGTGGTGGTGGTAGTGCTGGCGGTGGTGAAGGTGCGGGTGGTGCAGGAGGTTCGGGCATTGTTGTTATTCGTTATCCAGAAACATTTGCAAATGCTGCGACAACTAGACTATACGAAGCAAATGGTGGATATAGAATTTTTACATTTGATGCATCAGGCACAATAACATTCTAAAAATTTATTATAAATACTTAAAAACAATTAAGGAGTTTTAAATGGCACATTTTGCAGAACTTGATGTTAATAACAATGTATTAAGAGTTATTGTTGTCAGCAACAATGATATAAAAGATGAAAATGGAAATGAAAGTGAAGCAATTGGAGTTGCTTTCTGTGAGGGTCTTAAAATTTCCGAGACTACTACATGGAAACAATGTTCATATAATAAAACATTTCGTTTAAATTATCCTGGACCTGGTTGGATTTATGATCCAGTATTAGATGTTTTCCATGCTCCTAAACCATTCCCTTCATGGACTTTAAATATGACTAGTGGTTCATGGCAAGCACCAGTTGCCAGACCAGAAATTAATGACGCTGATGTAAGGTTTGAGTGGGATGAAGCCAATCAAGTATGGGTTAGATATAATAAAGTCGGTGAAGAGTGGGTTAGAGTTTAATATATTATTTTAATGAAAATAAAACATGAACCCGCTTTGCGGGTTTTTGTTTGTATAAATAATGTATTAAAAGGAGAATACTTTTGGCCGCATTTGTAGAAATCTTTATCGAACAGGGTGCAAACTTATCCTCAACTGTAACAGTAACTGACCCATTTGGGTATACAGTAAACCTATCAACATATTCAGCAGCATCGCAGATTCGTAAATCTTATTATTCATCGTCAGCAAATAACCTAACAGCAATTATTACTAACAATGCTGCTGGCGAGATTACTCTATCAATGACAGCAGCAAACACTGCTAACTTATCACCAGGTCGTTACTTATATGACTTGATTGTTACAGATAGAACATCAAACACCGTGACACGAGTTGTGGAAGGCATTGCTGTTGTGTTGCCATCTGTCACAAGGTAATCTATGGCACTAATCGGTAAGGTAGCAGTCAATCAACCGTCAAGAACAATACTAACGGCAAGTGGTGTCGTTGTCCCTAATATCGCCCTCGTTGACCTCAATGATGTCAATGCAACTGGTTTACAGAATGATTTCACACTAGTATATAATTCTGAAACTGCCAAGTGGGAAGTCAAAGCAGCAAACAACTTTACTTTTGTTACTTCTGCGTATAACCAAGCCAATGCTTCCTTTGATCGTGCCAATACTGCGAATGCTACTGCACGAACAGCATCGAACAATCTAATTGCGGCATTCAATACTGCCAATGCTGCTTTCGATTCTGCAAATATTGCACTATACACTCCGCAATATTACGTAAACTCAGCAGCACAGTTTGCCAACCTTGCGTATACACATGCGGGATTTGCTTTTGTTACAGCAAACTCGGCAAGTCTTTATGCCAACCTTGCGTATGTTCAGGCTAATGCTGCCTTTGCTGCTGCCAATGCAGCACAAAGCGACGATTGGTCACGCAATCAAGCAAACTCATCATTCTATCACGCAAACAGTTCGTTCATTCATGCTAATGCTGTTTTTGCGTATGCGAATTTATTATCGACAACTCCAGATTACGTAGCAAACTCGGCAGCAATCTATGCTAACGGTGCATTCATTCAAGCAAATGCTGCTTTCATTTCAATCAACTCGGCATTTGCTGCACATAATACTACGGCAATATTTGCAAACACACCATCGTTTGTAGCAAACTCATCGTTCATTCAAGCGAATGCCGCATTCGTTCATGCCAATGCTGCGTTTGCTGCTGCTAATGCTTCCACCGCAACTGATGAAACACAGAACAACTCGATCACTGTTGCACTGAATACAGCCAATGCTGCCTTTGCATCATCGAATAATAGTGATGCGATTAATGCAACACAGAATAATAGTATTGCTTCATCGTTCATTCAAGCAAATGCCGCATTCGTTCATGCCAATGCTGCTTTCCTTGCTGCTAATAATACAACTGATGTTTATGGTCGTGCTCATGCTAATGCTGCTTTTGATGCGGGTAATACATCCACATCCTCACAATCAACAATTAATCTAACACAGAATAATTCGATTACTGCTGCCTTTGCTGCTGCTAATGTTGCTGATTCAAAGGCAATCAGTGCTGGCAATTATGCTAATGCTGCTTTCCTTGCTGCTAATAATGCTACTGACTCGTATGTTCGTGCTCATGCTAACTCGGCATTCATTCAAGCCAATGCTGTTTTTACACAAAGTAATGCTGCTGCTGGCGTAGATGTAACACAGAATAACTCTATTGCTTCCGCATTCGTTCATGCTAATGCCGCCTTCCTCGCTGCTAACAATGCTTCGGGTGGAGCAGACACGTATGCTCGTAACACTGGTAACTCAGCATTCATTCAAGCCAATGCTGCCTTTGCTTCGGCAAATAATATTGATGGTGTAAACACTACACAAAACAATAGTATCACTGCTGCGTTCCTTGCTGCTAATGCTGCTATAGCAACTGATATAACGCAGAACAATAGTATTGCTTCCGCATTTGTTCATGCTAATGCCGCCTTCCTCGCCGCTAACAATGCTGCTGGTGGTGTAGATACGTATGCTCGTAACACTGGTAACTCAGCATTCTTTCACGCCAATGCGGCATTCACTGCTGCTAACAATGCTGCGGGTGGTGCAGATACGTATGCTCGTGCTCACGCAAATGCTGCCTTTGATGCTGCGAATGCTGCTACAGCAACTGATACAACACAGAATAATAGTATCACAGCAGCGTTTGTTCATGCGAATGCCGCCTTCGGTGCTGCCAATAATGCTACTGACTCGTATGTTCGTGCTCATGCTAATGCTGCTTTTGATACAGCTAATGGTTCTGTAGCAGTTAATCTGACACAGAACAATAGCATTGCTGCTTCATTTGTTCATGCAAATGCTGCTTTTGCTTCAGCAAATAATATTGATGGTGTAAATGTAACACAGAACAATAGTATTACAGCAGCATTCACACGTGCCAATAATTCACTGAATGCCAATACTGGTGGACAGATTACTGGTGATATTACTGTTACTGGTAATCTCGTAGTTGTTGGCAATACAGTCTATGCAAATACTATGACTGTATTGATTGCTGACAATATCATTACACTGAATGCAGCAATTAACCAATCTGGTTTTCCAGTTGCGAATGCTGGTATTGAAGTTGATCGTGGTGCTCAACCAAACGCAACATTCCTTTGGATTGAAGCAGATGGTAAGTGGGCTGCCAATAATGGCAACACGATGTACTATGTTGGTTCAGAAGAAGGTATTACAGCAGCAGGTAACTATGCGAATGCTGCTTTCCTTGCTGCGAATAATGCTTCGGGTGGTGCTGATACCTTCGCACGTAACCAAGCAAATGCTGCTTTCCTTGCTGCTAACAATGCTGGTGGTGCAGTTGTTGCTAACACAATCAATTTGGGAACACCAACCGATGGTAGTTTGACTAACATAGGTGCATATACTGGATGGTCAACTACTACAAAAGTAACAGATGCGATTGATGACCTCAATGAAATGCTTGACAATGTTCGTGCAAATACTTTTGTCAAGAGTGTTTCATTCACAGCAAGTCCTCTCGGAGCAGGTTCGGGTTCAGTAGTAACTCTGACAGTTGTTCCTGTTACAAGCAACGGAACTATTCGTTACGATGTTGATTGGGGTG